ATTAGATGATTAATCCTTTATATTCAATGCATTAAGTTTGTTTTTGAGTGGTTTTGCCGTTTAATGTAACGGCGTTATAGATCCTATCAAAATCAATCAATTCCGTTCTGGTTTTGGAGAAAGATTTTTCGAGAGCTTCGGTCTTTAACTAAAACTGATTGCGTATAATCCCAATACCCCTCCCCGACTATCTGAATGGTCGGGGAGGCACTTCAAGCACAAAATATCATCCCTGCGCCGTTGATTACTCTGCAGGTGAAGTCGGCCACTCAATATCAGGTGCAGTTGATGTATCAACACGATTCAACAATACCCGATATTTATTCCATGCCTCCAGCAACGATCTTTCTTCCTCCTTTGCGATTTCCAGATCTACAGCATCCTGCAGTGGCGCAATATACTCACTGAATTCCTGGGTGTAGAACTGTGTGGTGACGGTCTTCCAGCCATTCGGCTCCTGCTGTATCGAAGCATACTAGGCTATTTCAATATCGCTATGCTGCGGCAGCATTTAACCCCTTGTAATTCATCGCCATAATTGATTTAATTCACAAACAAAACTATAACATGGTGAAATTAATGAAAAAAAACACAGATGATGGGGCTAAAATTTACACACCACTTACCCTAAAGCTTTATGACTGGTGGGTTTTGGGAGTATCAAATCGGCTTGCATGGGGATGTCCTACAAAGGAATACCTTCTTCCACACTTTCTGGAACATTTAGGTAACAACCATCTGGATATTGGTGTTGGAACTGGGTTTTACCTTACTCACGTACCTGAGAGTAGTCTGATATCTTTAATGGATTTGAACGAAGCTAGCCTGAACGCGGCATCTACAAGGGCTGGGGAATCAAAAATTAAACATAAAATTAGCCATGATGTTTTTGAACCTTATCCCGCGGCGTTACATGGTCAATTTGATTCCATTTCCATGTTTTACCTTCTTCACTGCCTGCCTGGAAATATATCTACAAAAAGCTGTGTAATACGCAATGCGGCGCAGGCCTTAACTGACGATGGAACTCTATACGGAGCCACAATTCTTGGCGATGGAGTTGTGCACAATAGCTTCGGTCAAAAACTGATGCGCATTTACAATCAGAAAGGCATCTTTTCAAACACAAAAGATTCCGAAGAAGGCTTAACGCATATACTCTCAGAGCATTTCGAGAATGTTAAAACCAAGGTTCAAGGTACTGTAGTAATGTTTTCCGCTTCAGGGAAAAAATAGCATCCAACCGCAGCACGTTCTTGCTTAAGACGTGCTGCGGCATAATCCCAATGATTACTCCATGACAGGGTTCGTAGGCCACTCAATATCAGGTGCAGTTGATGTATCAACACGATTCAGCAACACCCGATACTTTTTCCAGGCTTCCACCACCAGCACGACAAGATGCCGCATACAGTGACCCAGTCAGTCCAGTTTCCAGACAACCAGTGCGTCACCTTTTTGAAGGCGCTTTAAAGCACGTTTTAATCCAGGTCGGCCTGTCCTTGTTCCGCTTTATTTATCTTCAAATATTTGTTCACATCCTGCACAAACAAGAGCGTTTCGTTGCAGGTCTGTATTCTGGTCATTTGTTGATACCCTTACATAACCAATCAGCACACTGAATCTCCCGTCCAAAAGCGCAAATCATGCCATGCAGGCCGGATACGGCCATTATCTAAAACCTCGGTTTACAGGAAACGGTAAATCAGGCTTCTGGCGCATTACAGAAAAACCAGAACGGTGCAGATATTCCGGTAAAAGATACCTTCACCAAAAATATTGGTGCCTGCCGCGCATATAGAGCATGGCTGAATATTGGTGGCGATAGTCAGATCTGGACAACCGCGCAATTTATTTCGTGGCTGGAGAGTCAGGGGGCATTTAACCATCCTTACTGGATGTGCAAAGGCTCATGGGCTTATGCAAATAATAAGGTTATTACAGATACAGGTTGCGGAAATATTTGTCTTGCAGGTGCTGTGGTGGAAGTTATTGGCACTCGCGGCGCAATGACCATACGCGTTACTACTCCGAGTACGTCCTGCGGCGTCTGTCGCCCATTTTTCCGAAAATAAATGCTCCGACAATACGTGCCACATAACCTGCACCGTAGGTTCCCATTGCCAGAATTAACGCCATTGCCGTTGATGATTCAGGAAAAAATATTTCATGAAACACTAACGCTGCGCCGAGCGAATATAACTGGAAACCCATGATTCATAGATATTTTTTACCATCCTGTGGATTTCTGGGCGTTTTCTAAGTTTTTTTAAGATGGTTGTATTTTTTCTAAAAACTCCTGAACTCGATTTTGCTGTTTGTCTGAGGCCTTTTTATGTCCCATATATGCCCCAAGGTGCCCCATGTAAATCCAATTCAACTCAAAGCGTCCATGTTCAATATTTTTACAAGGGGCTGGCATATCAATGTTTTTTTATTGCGTAACGTCAAACGCTCGGATTGAGCGTAAATCATCAAGATTATTCAGTTCTTCCTTCATCTCCCGCTGACGCTGATAAATCTCGTTATTGCGATCGACCTGTGCCTGCGCCATTGCTGTCGCCAGTTCTTCCAGTTCCGGCATTGACAGTTTCACCTGTTGATTATCGGCATCACCCCATGCAAGGGCGGTTAGTGCCGTATCAGATTTCGCCGCCATTACTACCGGATAAAGACGGGCCATTGAGTCGGGGCCAGCGTTCCAGGTGCGACCGTTCCATTCAAAGGTGAACGGCAGTGCTTCCTGTTCTGTGCGCCATGCCTCGATTTCCTGCTTTTTGGCATCCTTCGCCGCGGCGATAAGTTCCGGCGTGACAGTGAAAGGGGCGATTTCGCCCCATTTGCCGTTCTGCAACTCTTCCCAGATGCGCTGGCCTGTCGGTGCGGTATCATCCTGCATGGCGGTATACGGGACGAATTCCGTTTCACCTTCAAATAACACCTCGCAGTCAACCGCACCATTTTCAAGATAATGGGCGTTTCTGATGCCCTTTACCGCTCTGATTTTCATGTTTTATTCCCCGTTACTCGATGCGCACAAACAGGCAGATACGACCGGTTATTCCTTTAGAGTCCCTGACCCCGGATAGCGCCATATAACGCCCCGGGAAAGTGTACCCTGTAGCTCCTGCACTCGGTGCGGAATTGTAGGAGCCAACCCCAGGAGAAGATATTAAGCACGAAAGATTAACTCCGCCCAGTTGTGACCCCTGCACCACATCACCCAGGCCAATATTGATTTCTTTATCCCCGAAAGTTGTTCCGCGATAAACAGCCAGCACTGGAACACCCACTGCCGGGTATTTGAAATATGAGCCTGAGCCCGCCGTCCTGGACAGCAGGAAGGCCAGCGAATCGCCGTCGTAAATAATGGGGCTTACTGTTGCATTCCAGTTGTTTCCACTAAAGCGGTAAGTCAGGAAATGAATACTATGCTCACCTTCGTAATACTGGTTAAAACACAGCAGTGTTTTGAATTTGCGTATTGTGTCCGACTCATCGTTATCAAAGGGCGACCACATCACATCAATGATGCCGTTAAATTTCTTGGTGCCTACCAGCAGCATGGAAGAATCCGCAAGACTGACCGCATAACGCCCCGGCGTGGCCACTTTCAGCCATTCAACAAAATCGGCCTGCCCGTTAAATGTCAGGGCTTCGGTGCTGGCAAATGCCTGACCGAACCCATGCATACCGGACAGTGCCAGCCTGCCCGGTGCGCGGTCGCGGATATAGCTCTGGGGTTCCATCGTAGCAGCAGCTTTCAGTCCAAGCTCCGTGCGCATGTCTCCAGGCGTGTTTCGTGACAGTAATAAGCGAGCCTTGTTGCTGCATGGAATTGCTTTTGCCTCAAAGTTATCACCAAAATAAAGGAGAGAGTTTTGTCCCACCCCTACCTTGCTGATATTGGTTAACGTATTGTTAAGCGGCTGTTTACCTGCCAGTGCTTTAGTAACCGTTGTCGCAAAGTTCGGGTCATTGCCCAGCGCTGCTGCCAGCTCGTTCAGCGTGTCCAGGGCTTCCGGTGACGAGTCAACCAGCGCAGCAAGCAGTTTGCGAACAAATGCCGCGTTCGCTGTTTCCAGACCGGCAGCATCGTCCGGTGGGGTTGGTGTGGTGGGTGTGCCGGTGAATGCCGGGCTGTCCAGCGGCGCTTTTGTTTTCGTCTCGTCCATGACGGTTTTGACGGCTTTTGGTGTGGCTGCCAGTTCCTCGCTGTCGTTGTCTGTATCACTACAGAGTTGCACCAGGCCTTTTTCTGTTGTGGAAGCATTGCTTCCCTTCAGGTCATCAACAATCCGTTGCGCCTCGTCCCTCTGCTGTTTCGCTTCCTGCGCATTGCCTGCGCTCGCATCCTGGCTGGCCTTCGCCTGCCGGGCGTATTCGGCAGCGTTATTTTCATGGCCCAGCGCAACATTTGCCGCATTTTCTGCACTGGTCGCAGCCAAAGATGCTGCTTCCTTATACTGACTGGCGCGTCCGGCTGCATCAACCGATTCATTCCGCGCTGCCCCTGATGCCTGAGCACTGTTTTCTGCCTCATTCGCAAAACGCTCTGCGTCATCACGGGCCGTTTCGGTTGCTGTCACATCCTGTGCAGTCTGTTGTGCGCTTCCGGCTGCATTATCAGCGTGACTTTTTGCGTTCTGCTCGCTTTTTGCAGCCGCTTCGGCGCTCTGCTGTGCCTGATTTTTCAGCTCTTCTGCCTTATTTTTACTGTCAAGAGCAGAGGTCGCTGCGTTTGTTGCTGTATCCGCTGCCGACTCTGCTCTTTTACGGTCATCAGTGACCTGCTCTGACTGCCGGGTAACTGCATCCACCATTTCCTCAAAACGCTTCATCACCTCCGGACGTAAATCACCATCCTTTGGTGCATCCAGAAACGCGTTCAGTGTCCCAGGTGTGTCAGTCGGTGCCACATAAATATCCCCGACACGGGTTGGCTGCCAGCCGTTACGGTTAAGCGCAACCTCGTAATACCCCGGCTCAGCCTCAATCACATAAGCACCGTTATTGTCCGTCACACAAGTGGCGACAACGTGTGCCACAACGGTCGGACTGGTTCTTCTGGCCCGCAGTTCAATCGCACAATTTACGACAGGCTTACCCGCCCCGTCTTTCAGCACACCTGAAATCTTTACTGCCATATTCACCCCACAAAAAAGCCCGCCTGAACCGGCGGGCTGTCATAACACTGTGTTACCTGGCTAATCAGAACTTATAACCGACACCCACGATGAAACCGTCAGTGCGCCAGTCACCACTGCCGGAGCCTTCATAAGCAAGGTCAATAGTCACCGTTTCTGCCGGGCTGAACTGAAGACCCGCACCCCATGCCAGCGACAGGTGTCGTGCGGTATAGCCATCACTGGCGGTGGTCGTCTCCTTCACATACCCCGGTTTCAATTCATCACGTCGGTAATCCTGAACACTGTCAGACCAGCGGGTGTAAGCCATCCCAGCCGTGCCATAGAGACTGACCTGCTCACTGACCTGCCAGACAGGGCCGGCCATCAGACTCACATAACGACCGCGCAGGCTTTCATAATGGAGCGTATTTTCACCCGTCTTCATCGTGTCGCTTTTTTTCGCCGACGCATAACTCAGCGAAACAATACCACCCGCATGGTCCGTGAATTCATAACGGTATTTCACGTTAATCCCTTTTAAATCACCTGTACGGGCACCGGTACCGGACAATGCCGGCACGCCGCCCGGGTGAACCTGAGCATATCCCACGGAAAACGCACCGTGTCCGACTTCAGCCTGCGCAGGAAGGGCCATTCCTGCCAGAAAAGCGACAAAAAATAAAATATGGCGCATGATTACCTCTCGTTTTCAGTCAATAAAAAAGGCACCGCTTCGGGTGCCCCTCCGGGTTAATAAATCGTCAGCTGATACTGATTCCTGCCGTGGATTTTTTCATGACCACCACCAGTAAATCGCTGATGTACGTTGTCGGCGTCCATTTGTTCGCGCCGGTCGACGACACATTAAACGTCAGGGTGACATGACCCCGTCCTGCCGGCATATCTATCACCGATGAGAACACCCGGCTGACATCCGTTGCCGGTTCATGGAAAATCTCAGCCCCGTTTTTAAACACCTGCAGCTTGCAGGTGGAATACCAGTATGACTGTTGGTTATGACTGTTGAAATTCTGGTGTTTCGTACCACGAAATAATACCGGCGGAATGATAATCTGCCGGTCGAATCCCTGATCATCATAAACCGTGACGGTTATAGTGCCACTGGCATAACTTCCATTTCGCGGGAAAGCCTTACCCACCGTTTTGACAATATCGCCTTCAATCTGGCTGGCTGACAGTTTTCCAAGGATCCGGCAGTTCTGATTAATCGTGACGTTGTTGAGCGTCCCGGAATTCGCATTCACGTTACCGCTGATATCAGCATTTCTCGCCGTCAGCCGCCCGTCCGGTGTCATGGAGAATGCCGGAGGATTACCGGATGACGTGATGCTCACCGCAAATAGTCGCTTCAGGAACACGTCGTTCATGAACAGCTGATTCCCCTGCGCCACAAACAGCGGCGTGGTGTTACCGTTCTCCGGGGTAATCATCGCAATGCGATCGGCCTGCAGCAGAATGTTACTCAGGGTCTGACCATCAACATCCTCAATCCCTGCACCAATACCGGCCACATAGGGAATACCGTTTTTTGTTTTCTGCACCTTCAGCATATACATGGCATTCAGCTCATTGCGCGTGTCTGACTGAACCCGCTGGATTTGCTGTATGGTCACGGCCTGGTCACCCAGCTTTTTATCCGTGGTCGAGGTAATTTCACTCCCTTTTTTATCCACGTACTGGCGGACCTGTGCTATCTGTCGGGCGTTTTCTGACTGCCCCTGGCTGACAGTCTGTGAGATTTCACTGCTCACCCGGTCCACTTTCTGGTTCACCTGCGCGATGGCCAGTGCCTGGTCCTCATTCTTTTTCGCAACCAGCTGCGTGAGAGTGTTTTCCGCCTTCCCGATTTTCCGGGTCACTTCTGCGATATCCGTGTCCATCCGCTGACGGATGTCTTCTTCCAGTTGCGTGACCTCCGTACGCAGCGCTGAAGCATCAATGCGCTCTTTCAGTGCCTGACCAAGAAGCGTCTCATCTATCAGCCCCCGGAAAATTTCCAGATACCCTTCACCATCATTGCTGGGCTGCCCGCTGGCTTCCACAAAAGCAGATTTTCCCACCAGGTTGACGCTTCGCACGTAAAACCAGAAATCCGTCCCCGGCTTAATCCGGCTCCCCTGGACAGTCCACTGACTGCCGGCCCCCAGATAACGGGCAGATTTTTCCACCTGTGCTGTGTTCGTGATGCGTTTTTCTGAGAACCAGAATTCAAACTGTACCGTCGGGTCATACACCGCAAGACGCGGGACCGCCGTTATCTGAAAATACCCCGGCGTCAGCTCAATGGTGGCGGGTTTTGCAGGTGCGTTAATCCGGAAGGTGGTGGTGGCAGGATCGCCCTGCTGTCCCCACGCATTTACCGCCCGGACTGTCAGCCTGTAGTTCCCCAGCGCCAGTTGTGTGAAGCGGTAAGTGGTTTCCGTCGTCCGGGCCGTGCTGACCAGCCGCTCACTGCCGTCATCCGCTGTTACAGTCAGGCGAAGCAGGAAGCTCACGCCCTTCACCACCTTCGGCGTGTCCCAGCGGGCCAGTACCTGATACTCCCCGCTGTCTGCAGTGACTTCGGCAGTCAGGTGCTGCACCGCTGGCGGCGTGACACCATTCACCGTGCCGCTCTGGTCGCCGTCAAAGTGCGCCCCGTTATCCACGATGGCTTCTTTTTCCGGTACATGCTGCACGGCAGTGATGGCATGCGTGCCGTCATCGTTCTCACGAATACTCACACAGCGGAACAGGCGCTGGCGCAACGTCGGCAGCTTCAGCCCCCATACGCTGTATTCAGCAACACCGTCAGGAACACGGCTCACTTTTACCTTCACGCCGTCGGTGACGGACTGAACCTCCACGCTGACCGGATTGCCACTTCCGTCAACCAGGCTTATCAGCGTGGTACCGGAGGATGGCAGCGTGATTTCACGGTCGAGCGTCAGCGTCTGGGTCTGGCTGTTTACCGCCAGCACGCGCCCGCCGGTGCGGATACCGGCATAGTCATCATCGCAGATTTCAATGACATCGCCCGGTACATGGCGAAGCCCTTCTGCGCCGACGCTGAAATCCACGGTCTGCGTTTCCAGCAGTTCTGTTTTAATCAGCCACAGCCCGGCGCGGTGTGCCTGCCCCCGGCTGGTACAGCCAAAAGCATCCATCTTCGTGACGTTACGACCGTAACGGAGAATGGCCTGCGTGTCCTCCACAAGCTCTGTCGCCGTCTCCCAGCCGTTATCCGGGTCAATCCAGTTCACCTCAACGGCATTATGGCGGTCCTTGAGGGCGCTGAAGCTGTAGCGGAACGGCGCGCCATCATCCGGCATCACCACATTACTGCGGTTATAGGTCCACACCTTATCTGATGGTCGGTCCTGCACGAACGTCAGCGTCTGCCCGTTCCATACCGGCATACAGCGCATCGCCGAGCAGAAATCACTGAGCACATCCCACGCCTTGCGCTGTGTGGTCAGGTACGCATTACAGGTGATGCGCGGCTCCGTGCCGCCAAAGCCGTCCGGCACTGACTGGTCGCAGTACTGGCCGATGACATACAGCGCCCATTTGTCCACATCCGCCGCACCAAGACGTTTCCCCATGCCGTAGCGTGGATGGGTCAGCATATCCCACAGACACCAGGCCATGTTATTGCTGTATGCTGGCTTAAACGTTCCGTCCCAGATACCGCTGTATTGCCGCGTCTGCGGGTTATAGTTCGACGGCACCTGCAGAATACGCCCGCGAAGATGATAATTACGGCTCACCTGCTGGCTGCCGAACTGCTCCGAGTCCACCTGCACGCCGACCAGTGCCGTGTTCGGGTAGCACTGTTTCACATCGATGATTTCGGTGTATGACGACCAGAGCGTTTTGTTCTGCAGCTGGTCTGTGGTGCTGTCCGGCGTCATCCTGCGCATCCGGATATTGAACGGGCGCGGCGGCAGGTTACCCACCACCACCGATGCCAGATACTGCGAGGTGGTTTTGCCTTTAATGGTGATGTCTTTTTCCGTCACCCAGCCACCATTACGCTGTATCTGAACCAGCAGGCGGACTTCCGACGGATTCCGGTCTCCCTTTGAGGTGGTTTCCACCAGTGCCTGCACACCGAAGGTAAAGCGCAGTCGGTCAATGTTTGCCGACGTGATGGTGCGGGTGATCGGCGTGTCGTATTTCACTTCCGTACCCAGCACCGTCTCGGAGCCGGAGGATTCAAATCCCTCCGGCGGTGTCTGCTCCTGCTCACCGGCCCGGAACACCACCGTGACGCCGGCGATGTTGGTATTCCCCTCACTGTCCAGCACTGGCGTACTGTTCAGCAGCACGCTTTTTAATCCATCCACCGGACCTTCAACCGGCCCTTCGCTGATGGCATCGATCACACTCAGCAACTGCGTGGACTTCAGGTTGTCCTTCGCTTCGCGCGGAGTGTGCCCCTTACTGCTGCTTTTACCCATTCCTCACGCTCCATAAACGACAAAACCGCCCGGAGGCGGTTTCACATAAAACATTTTGCATCAGCGACCAATCACCACAACCTGACCACCATCCCCTTCGTCTGCCGTGCTGATCTCCTGAGAGACCACCCGCGACCCCACGCGCATTTCACCGTACAGAACCGGCAGAACATTGCCCTGGGCAACCATGTTATCCAGTGAGGAGAAATAGGTGTTCTGTTTGCCGTTATCCGTTGTCTGTGTACGGGGAGTTCTGGCTTTCGGTGCCAGCATCTGCGCCACACCACCGAGCACCATACTGGCACCGAGAGAAAACAGGATGCCGGTCATACCACCGGCCCCAATGGCTGCCCCCCATGCTGCAAGGGTGGCCCCGGCGGTAAAGAATGATCCGGCAATGGCGGCAGCCCCCAGAACAATCTGGAATACGCCACCTGACTTGGCCCCGGCGACTCTGGGAACAATATGAATCACAGCGCCATCAGGCAGAGTCTCATGTAACTGCGCCGTTAACCCGGACGTGCTGACGTCCCGCCCGGCAATCCGTACCTGATACCAGCCGTCGCTCAGTTTCTGACGAAACACCGGGAGCTGTGTGGCCAGTGCGCGGATGGCTTCAGCCCCCGTTTTCACACGAAGGTCGATGCGGCGGCCAAATCGTTGCAAATCCCCGTAAAGGCAGATGCGCGCCATGCCCGGTGACGCCAGAGGGAGTGTGTGCGTCGCTGCCATTTGTCGGTATACCTCTCTCGTTTGCTCAGTTGTTCAGGAATATGGTGCAGCAGCTCGCCATCACCACAGTAAATGGCGGCATGATTCGGCACCGATGAACCAAAACAGCACAGCAGCACATCGCCCGGCTGCGCCTCTGTCAGTGCGACACGGTAAAAACCCGTTGCCTCCATATTGTCAAGATAGAGATTCTGACCGTTACGCCACCAGTCATACCCGCGATGAAAATCCGGCATCTCAATCCCCGCCAGATGATAAGCATCCCGGAACAGCGTGTAACAGTCCGTCGACCCGTGCTCAAAGCGCCGCCCGGTGAGATGCGGCACACAGCGGAACTTATGAATCGCCCCCCGGCAGACCAGCCACCACGGCGAATCACTCTGCACCTGCAGCCGCCGGTCAGCATCACTCAGCCAGGGCAGACCACCGGGATGACTGTGGACCAGCGCCACAATCTCACCCTGCATTTCTGCCTGCAGCCAGTCCTCCGGAGCCATCCGGAAATAATCCTCCGGCTCACCGGAGATATTCACGCAGGGAAAATATCTTTCCCCCTCCGGCGTTCTCACCACGAAGCCGCACGACTCCGCTGGCGCACATCGCCGGGCGTGCGCCAGAATCGCTGATTCTGTCTCTGTCATGGGATTACTGCGAAAGTTTGTTAATGGAAAGGAAGCCGCCAAAGTTGCAGACGTTATTGCGAAACTTACAGCCACTCAGGCATTTGCTGCATTTATCCTTCGTGATATCGGACGTCGGCTGGTCATATTCATCCGCGACAGCCGGACCGTGATAACCGCACTCATCACCGCGATAGGTCCAGGTGCAGGTGTTGGCCAGCATGATACGTCCCGGAAAAACAGCGCCGTCCGTTTCCGTCGGCGTGGACAGTACAAAAGAGGCACTCACCGCGCTCAGTTCGCTGCACTGCTCAATGCGCCAGCGGCTGATCACCTCCTGCTCCGGATCGGCGTCACTGTTTCCGTTGACGAAGTTCACCGCATCCAGAAAACGGGCGTAAACCTTACGCCTGACCACCGTTCCGCCGACCAGACTCTGCAGGTCTTCCGCCATCCCGGTGACCATGCCGTGCAGGTTAGAAACCGTCAGTGTCGGACGGGCAGCACTGCCCTTGCCATTCAGTTCAAAACCACTCCCCTGAATGGGATACGCCTGATACTGTCGCCCCTGCCAGGTGACCGGCTCACCTTTTTCGTTCTGCTCATTACAGAAAAAATAACGTTCTCCACCGACCTCTGTCAGATCGATTTCCCAGAGCACCACGCTGGCCGACTGCTCCGCACGGGTGCATTCATTCAGTGTTTCCTGCTGTATATCCTGCATCAGTTCACCACCTGCTCAAAATCTGCCGTTACAGTCACCCATAACGCCCCAACGCGTGTCGACCATTTACGACAAACCACCATGACTGGTTTCCAGCCATAAGGCGGCACCCACTGAAACGCCCTGACACCGCCATGCCGCGCCAGAAAATCCTCCAGTGACTGATGTTCTCCTTTACGTATCCGGATAGTCACACTGTAAACAGACAATAAATTATTCAGTCCTGCCGGTCGCCGCTGTTCATAGCCATCCCCCAGCTTTACCGTCAACACCTTCGGTTCCGATGCCACTGTCATATCAGGACGAATTTTCCAGTGAAACGTCTCCATTACCGATACACTCCGCTTAACTGACCGCCATCACGGGACTGCTGTTGCATAAAGTCCGCTGCAGCTTTTTTCCCGAGGTCATAAACCACCTTCAGGGCAGCCGGACCTATCTGCCCGTTCGTACCGTCGTTATTGATCGCGATGTTGTACTGCGGGGCAAACATCACCATGCCTGAACCACCAATATCCGCCACAACACCCAGCTTACCGTCGGCACCACGACGCAGTGGCAGAATGGCTTCAGGCCCCGCTTCTCCCATCACCCCCGCGCCTTTTGCAAAGGCAAAAAACGTCGGGCGGTTAACCACTGAGCCACTGTAACGGCTCAAATCCGCAGACTGATAAACACCGCCATCCGCATTGGGCGTCACACTGGCAGCGGATGCGCTCCCCCAGCCAAACGCCGAACCAATCCCCTTCACCGCCTGCATAATGGCCATCTGCGCCATGATTTTTGCCAGGTCGGAAAGAAGCGAGGCGGTAAAGGATTTGAAATTCAGTTTACCTGTCGTGCAGAACGTCGCCAGTGCATTACCTGCACTGTTAAATGCCGCTGTAAACATCTGCTCAGCAGTTCCTGCCGCATTATCCGCATCTGCCGTAAAATTCTGAAACGCCCGCATGGCACCGTTTTTCCAGTCTGCCTGCATCAGTTCCTGCTCCTGCCAGTAGCGTCTGTTTTCGTTCAGTTGCCGGTTAAGACTGTCTGTCAGCGTCTGCTCAGCATTCCGGTATTCATCTGTGCCATATGTTCCTTTCCGCTTACTGTCACGCTCCAACTGTTCCCGCTGCTGCTGATATTTTTGTTGCAGACTGAACTGTGCCTGGTATCGCTGACGCTGTTTATCCCCCATCCCTGTCGTGGCGATATCCAGGTCATGTTGCTGACGCAGAACCCGCTCCTCTTCCGCCAGCTGGCTGGCAAGCTGAATGGATTTTTTCTTAAGGTCATTCAGCGCCGTCTGCTTCTGCAGCTCCTGCTGTTTTGCATCCAGCAGCGTCAGCGCCTGAATCAGTTCATCCTTATGCGCCAGCACGCTTTTTTCATCTGCCGTCAGCTTTTTACCGGCTAAATCACTGATACGCTGCTGCAGGGCCAGAAGCTGCTTATGCGCTTCCGTCATTTTTTTCGTGGTCAGTCCCGCGGACTGTCTGGCGGCGGCGATCTGCCCCTCCACCTGCGCCTGTTGCTGGCTGTACTGCAGTAATAACCGGGTGGCCTCATCATTACGGGTGGCAGGCGTTTCTTTCTTAATGGCTTTTTTGTGACGTTTATTTTCACGCTGTATCGCTGCGTCCCTGACCGACTGATCTGCGTACTGCATGGCATTAATACGCGCAATTTCACGCTGATGTCGTGCCGCTTCCGTTTCGTTCATCCGGTTCAGCGCGGCATTTTCAGCATTCCGGCGTTTCTGTTGCTCCTGATAATTCCGCTCTGCCTGCTCTTTTGCATCCTGTAAATCTTTCTGGCGCTTTTTCTCCTGAAGTTCATCAAGGCGCTGCTGGTCGTATTCCACTGTGGTGGATGCATTTGTCCAGGGCGATTTTTTCGCACGCTGAATTTTTTCCTGCAGCGCCGCAATCTGCGCATCAAGGGAATCATTACGCCCGATATTCATGGCGGCATCCCAGAACTGCTTCCACCAGTCAGATAAGGTTTGCAGCGTACTGCCCAGCGCATTGAGATTATTATCAATATCAGATGTGCGTTTACCGGTTTCCTCTGCCAGCGCTGACATGGCGATCCGGGCAGCATCACTGGCACGCCCCTGTTCCCCGAGAACACGGATTTGTTCAAGCTGGGTGGCAGTCAGGAAATGCAGTTCATTATCCAGCGTCCTGGCTGCATTTACCGGGTCATCCTTCAGTCGCTTAAACTGACTGATGGTGTCGCTGACAGACTGCCCCACTGAACTTTCCATTTGCGCGGCAGCTTTCGCCACCATGGCGATATCACCTCCACGAAATGCACCGCTGCCAACCGCCTGAGCCAGCGCACTGGCTGCAGCATGTTGCGTGATACCATTCCCGGAAATGGCGCGACTGAGAGTCCACAGCTGTCCGGTAGTGATGCCCGCATAATGCCCTGTCAACGCCAGCTGACGATTAAACACCTCCCCCTCCTTCTGACCGTCATACCAGGCCTTTCCCAGCCCGACAACAGCAGCAGTGAGTCCACCGATAACCCCGCCGACAGCCATGCCTTTCGGGGACATCAGCGCGTCAATCCATCCGGCACGGTTAGCCAGGGTGATCCCGGAGCCACGAAGCGCACCGAAATTACCCCGGGCAATTTCACCTATCAGAACACCTATCTCCTGGCGGGCCGCCGCACTTTTCAGCCCCAGCGAATGCGTGACCTTCCCGGCTTTTTCCATTTTGCTGATATACACCTCAGCCGCACTACTGACACCCAGCTGCGCGGCTTTTGCCCTGAGCAGCTCCGTGGATGAAAGATTCTGAGCGGATACCTGCTCCTTCAGCCGCCGGATAAAGGCCGTCTTCTGGCGGGTGGCGGATTCTTCAGCCTGAGCCAGCACGCGGGTTTTTGCCGTCACTTCGGAGATTAACGCCAGATAATCCTGCTGCGCGATGCCACCATTGTTTCTGGCCTGACGGACCTGCTGCTGAATACGCTGCAGCTCCTGCAGTCCGGCCCCCGCCTGTTTCACACTGTCAATCTGACGATAAAATGCAGCAGCGGCTTTATCCTGAGCAGCAGCCAGTGCCGCCGCCTGCGCCTGCTCCTCACGCATTTTCCGGTTCAGGGCATCAAGTCGCTGACGGGTCTGTTCCACATCCTCTGACAACGAAACATGCGCCTGCGCATTCCCCGCCAGTGCCTGAGTCTGTTTCACCGCGGTAGTCGCCGCCTGCTTCTGACTCGCTTCAAACTGTCTGACCCGCGCTTCTGCGCGCGCCGCTTCGCTGGCGGTACCATTGAGTTGCGCTTTAATACGCGGAAGCTGTTCCTTAAAATCAGCCGTATCAACACTTAAATCAATAACAAGGTCAGCTATCTGGCTCAATTCTTATTCCTCCCGCGATACCTTCCCCCAGAAACATCAGCTCTTCATCTGTCCGGACGGGCGCTTCTGTCTCTGAAGGCAACAGGCTGAACATATCCGCCGCCACGGTTTTTCCGGAAACCATCTGCACAATCAGCGTTTTCAGTGTGGCAAATTGCGCATCCAGCCACACATCACTGAAACTCTGCCGCCGGAAATAATCCCCCCACTCTCCCAGTTCTGTGGCTGACATTTCTGACAGCATTCGCCGCCAGTCGCCCCGCCGGAACTCCCGGGCCAGCCGCATGACAAACTGCATTTCCTGCGTCAGGACTTTTCCGGCGTCAGCACCTCCTTCACGTCATCCCCCTCTGTCGCTACTGTCAGTGCCATACCGCTCAGCGCCAGAATGCTTTCCGCCGCCATCCCCAGCGCATCCCAGGACCATGTCACGCGCACGGAGGAAAAAAGCGCCGCCACATTCTGAGACTGGTCGGCATTCCACAGCGAACGGGAAACCAGCCAGGCGTTGATGTCCATCCCCATTTCCATAAAAGCAATCTGGCGGGCCCCTTCTTCCATTCCTGCAGAAGCCTCATCAAACTGCGCCGCGCGTTCACGGGCATAAGCCAGGTATTCCACACGCTGCAGACCAGACAGTTCATTCAGTACCACCGACTGATTGCCGTAATTAAACGTATCCTGTTTCAGAAACATTTCTCTTCTCCCCGAATAAAAAACCCCGGCGAACCGGGGCTGATGATAAACATGGCCCTGTTATCCCCGGGTACGTCCGGTACTCTTCTCCTCAGCAGGGGCCACGGTCACCTTGACCACCTGCCCCGTACGGCCATCACCGCTCATACCCACAATACTGACCGTCCCTTCCTGGCGGGCAGATACCGTAGCCACAAGGCCGCTCAGGCTTACCGTTGCTGTCTGCGGATCCGTGGAAAACACCGTGAGCGTTTTATCCGAGGCGTTTTCCGGTACAAGCACAAACGTCAGTTTGGACGTTTCACCAGGATGCAGTGTCACCGCCATCGGTGTCACCGTCACACCGGTGACGCTGACCACCTCCTGACACTCTTCCGCCAGGTACGGACGCCCAATCCCGGTGATTTTGATGGTCCGGGTCATCACTTCCGTTGACGTCACCGCTTTGCCCAGCGAACTCAACCAGCCACGAAAAACATCAACTGTGCCGTTGGGGTACAGAATGCGAAACGCACAAACCTCGCCGGAATAAAACAACTCAACCAGTTTTTTCTGTCCGCTGTCGCCCGGACGCCATGCCAGTGTGGCAGACGTATCGCCAGCGGTTTTCTGGCCCTGAGATGTGCTCTTCCAGTCCGCATTCTCATCATCAAGATACGTGTCGTCTTCCGCATCAGCCGTCATTTCGCCCGGCTGCAAATCCTTCACCATTGCCAGTCGCAGCCAGTCCGTGTCTGACAATGCAGACGCAAACGGATCTCCCATCCCGGTATACATCCAGAATGTTGTCCCTGCGCCTTTCGTTTTCTCCAGTGGATTCGGTGTGGACATCACTCCTCCTTACATTATTTATTCAGTTCGTGTAGGCGATCTGATACGTGATTTCCGCCATCGCCCACGTCGCCATCTCATCATCGCGCTGGTAGTTAAACCCCTGCGGTGTCATGGTGTCGATCAGCCCGGAAAGCGCCGGTATATGCCTCAGCGCCGGATAAATGCTATTTTCCATCCACTCATCCAGCTCTGAATCCGGTGCCTGCGCACGGATAAACACAGCGATATGCAGAACGGCCTGCCAGTCGTCCTCATCTGTCATTTTTCCGGTATACCGGGCATCGCTCAGCCAGACCGCCACAGCGGGCAACTCCTGTGCATCAATAAAGGCCGGAAGCCCGTCAAAAAATGTGGCGCACTCGCCACACTCCTCACACAGACGTGCCAGTACCGCCTGACGGATTTTTGTATGTCTGTTCATCGTGTCAGAAATAACCTCAGTTGCTGCTTCAGTGCATAACCCAGTTGTTTCGGCATCTCCGTTTCAGCAATATGCCGACTGGCTTCCGTAAATGCCTGCGTCAGCGGTCCGGACAACGGGATTTTCACCACATCAATGGGGTAACGATTTTTGCCGTCAATACGCCGCATCACATGCCAGCGACCGTTCGCCAGTTGCTGAATAAACGCATCCCGGAAAAGATATTTGCCCACCTTCAGCACACTTCCCCGGTACCGTAGCTTTCCGCCACGCCGCGCCAGCCTGACCTGAGCCGCCCCCAGCTTAATGGCTGGCAGGTTGCCCCGGTTAATCCGGATACGGGCATACATTTTTCCTGACGGGCTGGCCTTCAATACCCGGACGCGCTGACGCACCGTTTTCAGGGGGATCCCTTTGACGTGGTTGTCACCCGCAACGGTATTCTGCGCAACCTGCCGGGTAGCTACCGAGACCGCTTTCTGCGCTACACGGTTTATCGCCCATGCGCTGGCCTGTGGCACCATACGGGTATCAAGGCTGTTCAGATTGCGAATAGCATTCTCAAGCCCCTTCATCCATCCCCCTTTACTCAATAAAGATCACGGGTTTACAGTTAAAGCGTTCATGCCGTGTGACCGTCCATTGTTGTCCGTCATAAACAACGCGGTCCCCGCGCCGCGGACGATACCCCGAAGAAAACACCACCAGAGAAACCGCCGATCCGGACAGCGCATTCAGCTCTGCCAGTGTTTCTCCCGGGATCACAATCATATCCGCATCATTAATCGAGGCCGTTTTCCCCATTTTTCTGATCGTGACAGCATCCATACGGGCTGCCAACCGGGAAAAGGGATCAGACATTGAGTTTTACCGGCACGTCTTCTGCACTGGTTCCGGCATCTGCCCAGACAACCCCGACCAACGGATCAGAGCCGCTGTTCGTCAGCTGAACTTTTCCGGATTTCAGATAAACCTTCTTACCGGTTTTCATATCATCCGTTTTCAGTTTCGGCAGCATAAATACACCTTCAGTCATGCCGTCCCCAATTTCGCCTTTTGCAATATCGGTCAGTGCCACAGCAAAAATATCGCCCACCTGTACCAGCTCTCCGCTACTGATATTTGCGCCAGCGACAATCTCCACCGTTTTCCCGTCTTCCACAAAATTCTTTGCCATAACAGCCTCCGCAAAGCCCCCTGAACGGGGCTGATTTCAGGTACAAAAAAAGCCCTTACGGGCCATCAGAGTTGTTGTCTGCGACGTTTACGCCGTACATTTCACCAGACCGCGGTGATCAACTGGTGCAACACCGGCGTCAATACGCACTTTCGTTGTCACGCCGTCCACGCTGAAGCCCTCCATCTGATCAATATATGGCGTATCCACCCCATTGAGATAAGCCACTTCGATGGTATCCGTACCTTTCGCCGCAGCCAGATAAAAGGTGGTCTGGCTGTTATCATCAAGGCGCGGCTCTGCAATAACGGTCGCAAAATCTTTCACCGGGTTAATAATACCGGCATTAATATCTGCGCCTTTCACACTGGCAGAACGGATCACCTGGTTAGCCACGGATTCCATCGCCGTCGGGACAAGTACGAACGCAGGACGAATATTCAGATGACGCTCGCCCTCTTTCTGAACGCGCATCAACTGGCGGGCTTTATCCAGTGACGCCACGTCCATTACTGCATTCTCCAGCACGTTTGCATGTTTCGCTTTATCGAACAGGCTCACATTATCCGTGGAGATTTTCGGGTTAGATGTCAGAATGGCATAAACCAGATCGGCAATCGTGGATTTCGCCGCACGCCCCAGTTTCATCGGAACATCGGTCAGCATATTCAGATCATCGTTGATAATGGCCTGACGGGTGATGCTGAACAGTTCACCATAAGTCGCCAGTGCAATCGTGGCCTGTTTATCTCCGGTGGTGACGTACTTATATTCAGCCCCTTCACGCACCTGACGCAGAGAACTGAAGCCCCCCATTCCCACACGATGGGCAATTTTAAAATCAGACAGCTGACCTTTCCGGGTCCACTGTTCGTAAGTCTCAGGGGCTTCTTCCCATCCCTGCAGAATGGCTTTGTTCGCGACATCCAGGAGAATATTACCGAAGTCAGACGTGCTGTGCGTGAACGCAGCCCCGACCATCTGCATCGGGTTATAACCGGAAACCCCAATACCACGTTCTGTCAGTGACATTCGGGCATATTCACGCAGGGTCATCCCGTTATAGACGTTATCCTGTTCACGCTCAGCAAATCCGGCACGCGCCATCAGCGCCTGACGAATCCCGTCCCCCACAAAATTACCGTTGCCGGCATAAATATGGGACGGGGTATTTTTATTTGATGGTGAAAATTCCTTACCCATTTCATTCAGTAACTTCTCGCGAGCCTGCTCAAGCGAGCACTCCGGATCGGAAAGACAACTGGCCTGCAATGTCTGATAACGCCCGCCAAACATACCAAACAGATCATTAATACCACTCACGCGTGCTTTTTGCTCAGCCAGCACCTGTGCACGGATACTGCTTTCATCTGCGGAAGACGCATTTGCAGTGGTCACGGTACTGGTCGCGGTTGCGACAACCTGAGCCGTAGTCTGCTCCTGTGTCTGAGATACAGTATTTTTGTTTTCAGGCTCACGCGTTGCACTGTTGCGTGGCGGAATAATCATATTTCGGATGGATTCCGGCATTTTTTTAAATTCCTCTGTACGTTTTGACTGAATACATGCCATTGCCTTAACTTCCGGTGTCACCTGGTCAGCAAATCCGTGTGCCAGGCATTCGGCACCAGACATCCAGGTTTCATCCTTCAGCAAGGCGGCAATTTCATCGGTAGTTTTTCCGGTTTTTTGCGCATAAGCAGGCAACAGGACCGATTCAACTTTATCAAGCAGGTCGGCATAATCGCGCATATCATCCGCATCGCCACCACTCACTCCCCATGGTTTATGGATCATCATGAATGCATTTTCTGGCATGATGACAGGATCCCCCACCATTGCAATGACCGATGCCATGGATGCGGCAACGCCATCCACATAAACAGTGATGGATGCTCCGTGATTTTTCAGCGCATTAAAAATGGCGATGCCTTCAAAGACATCGCCACCCGGTGAATTGATATGGAGATTAATGTGGGTGATATTACCCAGCGCATTCAGATCACTGACAAACTGCTTCGCCGTAACTCCCCAGAAACCAATCTCATCGTAGATATAAATATCCGCATCACTTTTATGACCCGCCTTCATCCTGAACCAGGAATTATTCTTCAGGCTGGCCTTCGGTTCGCCGCGGAACCACGCGTTCTGTTTCAGCATTACCACCTCCTTTATCACTTGCCGGATCGGTATCAAATACCAGTTCCAGCCTGCGGTTTTCATCAATCTCAGCCTTACGCCGACGTTTGACGTCATCCGGATTACGACCACTGGCGCGCACCCAGTCTGATTCTGTCGCCGCACCACCCCGGATCTGAATTTTCCAGGCTTCAGCCTCCTTGACCGGGTCGATCCACGGCATCACCGGGCCAGAATATGTTGCGTTATATAACGTTTTCATATCCACATCCGACGGAATTTTCAGTAACCCCGCGGCGACCACCATATTCAGCCATGCCCGGTACACCGGACGGGTTACGCCACCAATAAAACAGTCCTGCAGGATCAGATAGCCATCGGTGGACTCAACCAGTTCCTGTCGCTGGGCGCTGTAGGTACCGTTATAGTTACGTGCTGTACTGGAAAAACTCAGACGTGTGCCCGCCGCCATAGCCCGCAACTGACCATTACGAAAAGTTTCCAGGTTAGGGTTAGGCCTGTCAGATTTGACCATGCCAATATCTTCCCCCTTACGAAGATCGTCATAAATAATGCCGGGAGTGATATGCAACTCCCGGTCATTATCTTTATTTGTCACAACATCTTCATAATCCTGTCCATCTCCTTTACGAATATATAACCCCAGAGCCGCAGCAACACGCGCTGCAACCAACTCAGAATCCTCGTACTCCTTAAGTGCACTGATCCGCATCAGCACACCCGACAACATGGATGTACCACGCGTCTGGTGCAGCCGGCGGGTAAACTTCAGATGCACCATATTTTCAGCTGCAATCTCTTTGGTATCACTCTGCCGTCCGGTAACCGGATAATTTTTATAAACAAGGTATTTTTTCGGTCTGCCCCACTCATCCAGAAAAACCCCCTGATTCATTCCCGCAGACTCATCACTGAGCATGGGCACAAAATCCGGCTCCATAGCCTCGAGCCAGAAAGGCACACCGGCAGTCCGCGCCAGCCCGGCACCTGCGCCTCTGACCATCTGGGCAAAAACTTCGCCATCACGTAACCAGGTACGCAACAGCAGACGTTCGAGCATGGGGCGCGTATGCTGTCTGGTCACATCCGGACTGACAGACCATTCCGCCCACAAACGACGGATAATCATTGCCAGCTCTGTAGCCACACCACCGTTTTTCAGTAATGGCTGGGGTTCAACAATAATCCCTTTTGCACCAATCACCCGCTCCTCAAGCTTGTCGAAAACGCCGATTACGAGGTCATGATTGATATCCAGAAAACGGGCCTGCTCCCGCAGGGAAACCGCCCCGTACTTACTGAGCTGGTCGGCAGAACGGTTTTCCCGTCGGGCTTTGTGTGTGCGTGTGGGTTTCACGGCCTCATAAGCGCGGATTAACGCTCTTGATCGCAACCTCGCAGCTTTCCAGCCTGGAGAAAAAACACCAATCACATCATCCAGAATTGCCATCAGAACCTCACCAGTTTATATCCCGGATTCCCCCGTCGCCGCGCAGTCAGGGCAGCAAGACGCCGCTCCCACTCCTGACGCCCCCGTCGGATCTCGGACAGATTTTCCATGGTCATCTGCTGACCATTAAAGGTGACGGATTTTCCGTCCAGCACTGCCATTTCCGCATCGATATAACGCTGGATCATGGCTTCAATATCATTCTGATTCATAACCATCCTCCGGAAGTCACCCAGGGGTTATCCTCATCGGGCGTCACTTTTTTTCGTTTCTTTTTTCTGGCAGGCAGAGAGACTGGTTCCGGCAGAACAGCCTGCTCAGCGTTGTCACTGACGTATTCCAGCCAGGTTTCCCTGCATGCCCATTCCGGCGCATCCGGCCACTGAATTTTCTCGTACCCATGCAGAATAACCAGCGCCTCGGCATACACCATCAGGTCAAAGGCTTCGTTGGCACCGCGACCCGGCTTGCTCCACTTTCCGTCACTGCTCCGCTCTTCATACGTCAGTTCGTCGTAAAACCAGCTCCCCAGCCAGTCAGGAAAATGCACATAGCCGGGACCTGGCGAGTCACGCCATAACGCGTTATTCACCCGGTCTTTCAGGGCATCCGTCTGAAGGAGCCAGAGTGGAACATCACCCGAAGCCTGCGCCCGTCGCCCCGTTCGTCCGGTGTTATCCGGAAATGTACGGGTTATCAGTTTTGCGCGACGGATACTGTCGCCCTTAAACAGGTAAATACGCTTGCCAAGACCATCAAGACGACAACGACGCCAGAATTTATAGGCATTATCGGTAACCCCATCTTCACCGCCGGAGTCCACCGCCATTGCCATTACCCGCATGCGCTGAGAGGAGTCAGAAGCCAGCGGCCAGCCTTTATGAAAAACATCCGTCAGCAGAACATCCCAGTCCTCCGGATAACCGGCAGGGTCAATACGCAGGCTTTCCCCGTTATTGTCACAACGCAGCGACTGCGTGATGTTGTAACGATCAACTATCCAGCGTTCGCCACGACTGCCATAGCCCGTTACCTGAACCACAAAACGGCGATGACGTCCCGCCTGCACATCCACTGTCGCCACAAGGAAATTAACGCCATCCGGCACACTTCGGGGAGGAACAGGCTCTGCCCGCTGCTCAAGCAGTTCGCTTTTTCGTTGCTCCATGCTGGCCCGGGGAAGATAAGGTAATCCCCAGTCGGTGTTGATGACTGTCTTGAGCGTTTCTTCGCTTCCGGTCGACTCGTATTCCTGTTCGGCGGTCAGCAACTTATAGACCAGCTGGGACAGCGTCTGATATGCCGCAGCGGGGCCTTCCATCCAGAATGACGCAATACGTGAGCGCCGGGGCTCACCATAACGACTGTCGTCTGCATTGATGGATTCACCATCCCGCAACCAGACCCCACGTCCGTTCAGCTCGCGTTTCTGGTCAGGCATAATTCGCCCGGAACAGGAAGGGCACTGAATATAAGCTGCCTCACTTGCCAGCACGGGATCGGCAATATCACGAAAACCAGCAACCACATCGCCACAGGGCTGAAAATACTCACCACAGTGTGGGCAGGGCCAGTACCAGCGACGGCGATCACCACGGTTATAGAGCGACAGGATCCCCGTGGTTGGTGGAGCCTCATGCGGTGAAGTCCGTCGCCATTTCACATCCTTCACATCCCTGCCGGGGGAACTCTCCACCAACGTCATACCACTGGACATAAATGTGGTGGTACGTTTTGAAGCAAGAGAGAAGGCATCCCCCTCACCATCAATATCTTCCGGAAAACGGTCATAATCCGTCAGCGCCACACATTTATAATCTGATGAGGACATGATATTGACTGACGGCCAGCCGATTTTCAGGTAGTTGCCAGCAAGGAATGTTCTGTCATAAACGTTGTTGTCATTTTTGTTCGGACTCAGGCGACTGACCACTTCCGGGCTGACGCGAAACGTTCTGGCGAGTCGTTTTTTGGAGTGTTCGCGGGCTTTTTCCTCCGTCATCTGAATGATCAGCATATCAGCAGGATCGCAAATCACGTTGTAAATCACCCAGCCGTCAATCAGGCCGATAGTCTTGCCGGTTCGTGCCGGGCCAACAAATATCACTGCGTCGTATTCACGCGAGGCCAGGCAGTTCATCGGCTCAATAACATACGGTGCCACCAGCGGATCCCACGGGACTGAGTTCCCGGCCCCCATGGGCACCCGCATATACTGAGCAACGGCATCAGCAACCCGCATTCGTCTCGGTGCGCGAAGGATATAACCTGAATCGGTTCGTGCTGCCTTTGCGGTTTCCTGATTCAGCATTACTCCTCCTGCTGTAATTCCTCCTCATCATCCGCACCTGCTTCAGTCACCCGCAGGGCTATCTGATCGCGCAGATCATCAATAATGGACTGAACACGGCTCACAGCGGCAGGCTGCAGACCGCAGTCACGTTCAAGAATATCCGGTAATGTCTCCAGCACCTGCACGACCGCTTTTGCCCAGATGGCAAACTCCCGTCTGACATCACTGGCCGGAATGAGTTGTGCCGTTTCCTGTTCGAACTTAAGACGCTCACGTTCAGACTGATACCAGGCTTTGCGTTCATATGGATCCATTTCGCCCTCAGCAACCGGCGGTGGTAACCCCATAAATTCAGTCAGAATATCGGTCAACCGGTATAGCTTGAGTTTGTCATGTCCACCAGCGGGACGAATGTTTTTCAGTCTTGCCACGACAGTCTGGCGGTGCAGACCAGATAAAGCCGCCAGTTGATTAATATTCAGCACCAGGTTTTTCAACTCATGATCCATATTTCCTCCGGAGAGCTTTAAACATGCATCGTGCGAACAACTTTAAGAAAACGCGTTCGATGTCGAACAAAAACCGCTCAATTAGACATACAAAAAACAAATAACCATTAATAATCAATAAGATGAAAAGATGATGGTGGCCGATAAAAATGCAAAAACTAGCCTTTTTCCGCGCCGCTCCCGCCCCGTGGCAGGCCACCCCACCGGAAGGACCCGCACAAATGAGAGCGTTTGTCATTAACATTTACAGATAAGATGACGTACATCATTGAAACGCCATTCAGCCATATACCGGCAGCATTCGTAGTTGCACTCCGTAACTCTGCGACTAAGGTTAAAAACATGGCCCTCTTTTGCCACCGGCAAATCTTCAATGGATTTCCCCTGCCGGTTTTTTATTTTCGTCGATGCATAACATTGCATTTACATCAATAGCGGCTATTGTCATTAGTATGTTACATCAATGCATGGGTGGTATTGGCGGTCTTCGCCGGCCGCTTCTGTGTAGCTGCTCCCTGTGACCGGTTTTTTATTTCTCACATTACAGCAACCCCTTAGAGTGAAGGGCTGCTGTAATGCCTGTTACTCACGAATCAGGCGAGCACTCTTACTATTCATTTCAATACGCTAATACTGCGGTTTACCATCAATGATGTCTGTCATTACGAACACCGCACCCGGCTGCAGTTCAACTGCACCTTCCGGTAATTTCATACCGGCAAATACCGGACAGCCCGGATGGCGATCATCTTCTGTTGCTCCCAGCATTGACTCACCAAACCACGCCGTTGTGGCGCGACCATCAGCAGCCTTGTAGTGGATCAAGTACTGGTTTTCGCCATCCGCATACTGCGCGCGAGCTTTAACCTCACCCCATTCATCACTGATGCGCATCTCCACCAGTTGAGACAACTCAAACTTAAACGGGACAGTAGCGGCACCAATTACAATCGGTTTGTTTTCTGTTGTTTCCATCATCGTCTCCTGATATCGAAGCCCGTCGCCGCACCGGGCACTGATCAACATTTGAGTATTCGCGGCGAAAGAAAGAATTTATTTTATTGAGTAGCCACAAACACAGAATTTCATGCTTTCCGGACGCTGACGCATCCTTCATTTTTCAGCAAAATATTCTGCTCTTACAGGCGATCAGTTCTGCATACAATGCCGGACACCGTCGACAATTTTGCAGACCTGAGAAGCTGTATCGAAAAGCTGGCGCGCCTTATCCAGGCTGACGCATCCCACCAATAAAAAAGGCACCAGTATCGCTACCAGTGCCCATTTCGCCGCCGTTCGCGGCATTCTGTGTGTCCAGTGTTTTCGCTTCATCTCACTATCCACCAATCAATCCGGATAAGCTCAATACTCGCCAGGTGGTGGAAATGAAAATGGCAACCAACATTGCTGAAAATGAAAGGCCAACAACCACACAGAGAATTCGCGCCAGTTTTATAATGCTATCTGACATATTTACCCCTGCCCCACTTACGATTTCACAGCAATGATCAATTTTGCCATCCCATACAGCATCGGAGACACAGTGATACCGACAGCCACCCACTTAATGGCAAAAGCCACCGCTCTGCTGATGTCATCAGTTACGGGCGCTTTCAATTCAAGGCCGTTTTTCATAGTCAACCTCAACAGAATTAGTTTATACTTCCTCATGTTCTCCTTTGCCTTACCCAGGGTCAGAAACAGAAAACCCCGGACTGTTCCAGCAGCCGGGGTTTTTGCTATCTGATGCTGCCCCCCCCTTATCTTCGCTCATCGTAACCCCAAAAAAGAGCCTGCATGAGTTGAGGGTGTTCAGCACTTCAGTGTCAGTTTTTAAACTGCTACGCGCTCTTTCATCCAGCCGTAAACAAACGACTCGTTAGCCTCCCGTTTCTCTGCCAGCTCCAGATAGCGGTCACCCTGCGTACAGTTCAGTGCGGTCAGCATTACCAGCTCTCCATCCCTGCCACGATTTTTCAGATATACCCGTAATGCATTAAGAGTACGCGGCCCGATACGTCCGTCTGCATCCATATCCGGATACAGTTTCCCGCGCAGGTTGAAAACGTTCAGCCAGCGTTGAAGCATTTTTGACGCCACGGCTGGCCCCATGTTGACGCCCGTATCACACAACTCTGCGGCAATATCAGGGGATAACGCTGCCACCTGGTCAAAACGTGGTCCATACCAGTAGTCCGCCTCGAGTATTTCCAGCGCCTGTCCGCGCGTCAGATCACGCATATCGCCCTGGTATCCGTGCGCACGGGCAACTTTTTCAGTAATACCCCATTTTGTCGGTCCGCCTTTATCATCCTGGTGATTGACATAACCGCCCTCTTTTCCCAGAACTTCGTCAAAAATTTCATCTTTCGACTTCATATCAGCGCCTTCGTAATACAAAGATTTTTGAAACGTTCCCGCGTGCGCGAATCACCAACACGCAGAACAGCAGATTAAGCCCCACCGCCAGCCAGTTCGCCGCTAACGGGCGACCGCACAGATAGCTGAGGGGCGCAAAGGCATACAGCAGCATCAGCAGCCAGGCCAGCCATGACATCAGCGGTTTGTGTCTGGAGTCACGACGACGATAAAAAAAGAGCGTCAGCACGATAACCGTGCATAACGCCACATTCAGCAATCCGGGAAGGTTACTTAACATTGCCGCCTCCTCCGCCCCGCAGGCGGGAGAACACACCGGACACCAGTGATGCAATATCCTGCTGGTGGATGAACGACAGAATCTTCACCGACACCACTGACACCAGCACTGCACACAGTGCGTCGACAGGTGCACCGTCAAACCCTGTATGCTTTACCAGCCAGGACGCCAGAACCTCTGCCCCCAGCACGCCGATAATGAACGACACCAGAAAATGCGCCGCCACACGCCAGGCTGAAAGCGCCTGCGGCATCGTTGCCACAAATAACGCACCGGCGAACGCACCAAACACAATCCCGAAATCCGTCCCGGTAAACAGCCCGTACACCGTCGCCCCGCCGAGCGCCGCAGCCGTGCCGGAACCGGATAAGGGTTCAGACATACTTTTTTCTCCTGTAAATAAAAAAGGGCCACCAGCGGCCCGTAAAAAACACCCCGTCAAAAGCACCGGCATCCGCAGATGCCCTTTGCGTGGCGTTATTTGATGCGCGCCAGATGTGGCGCAAAGAAATGAAATAAGACTTATCGGAAATTAATGTTAATTTGAGGATTTAAACCACTTCTGAATCTTAGTAGTATGAACATGTCCCCGGAAGGGGACCAATACTTATTATTCTTCATGGACTTTGTCCCGCGGTCTTAATCCGACGACCGCGCTACTTTTCACCCTCTCGCAAATTGCTATCCAAAGGACGTTGTCCCACGAGTATTCCTGGATGCTCGTGTCTTTTTTCGTCATGAGAAAGGAATAAAAAAACCGCCAGATATGGCGGTTGGTCAATGCAAGGGATGAATTTTTTAATTGTTATTAAACCGAGGCGTCTGGCGCCTCCCGAAGTATTCCGTGCTGTATGGATACTGTGATTTCCAGCTAAACCGACTCTTTAAACCACACTCGCACTTAGGTGCGCCTCTTTGGTGCGATTTACAACACCAGAATGATGCATCACCGACCCTGCCAGGAAATACAAAATCTCCACCGATAATGCACCATTCTGCTGTCGTAAAAAAATCAGCACTGAGGCTACACCTGGCCTCAAATTATAGCCAGAGAACAGAATGCTTTTTCAAAACAACCTGCTCCCACGTAATAAAAAATACACCAGTGCCGCAATACAATAAGGCTTGTTGCAAATGCTGGAGCGGGTAGCGGGAATCGAACCCGCATCATCAGCTTGGAAGGCTGAGGTAATAGCCATTATGCGATGCCCGCATATGGTGCCGACTACCGGAATCGAACTGGTGACCTACTGATTACAAGTCAGTTGCTCTACCTACTGAGCTAAGTCGGCACTGGACCGCCACCGGGGACTCGAACCTCGCACACTCAACTTAAAGGGTTGACGCTCTTTCCTGATGAGCTAGTGGCGGTTGGTGGCCCTTGCTGGATTTGAACCAGCGACCTGGCGATTATGAGTCGCTCGCTCTCACCACTGAGCTAAAGGGCCGGGCGCAGGATAATAACGTTACGAAATCAATGTTGCAAGCATTCAAAAATCACCTGGTTAAAAATCACCCTTATCTCCTCCACCAGCGCATTCACCATGTCTATCCGAGATAAGTGACACAAAAAAACCCGCTTGATGCGGGTTTAAGTTGTGTGGCGAAGCGACCACTCTTAACAGATTAAGATAGTTTTTGCGTACGCGTTAGTGATTTTTTCATAATTATCTGTATCCTGTGGCTATTTCTCTTGCGCAAAGGATGCTTTTGATGACGCAGCAACTCGAAAACATGCCAATAACAGAAATCGAAATTGCCTACGGTGGAGAGGCATACGCAGATAATCAGATCGACGCGAAAACATTAGGCGAAGCCTTAACCTCTCTTAGTGCCCTGATTGAACACGCCGAAAAAATAATTAATGGCGAAACAGCAGAGCCGAAAGTCAACATCAAGGCAACAAAAGAAGGTTCATTTACTTTGCTTGTTGCTGTGATGGGGAGCATAAAAACTATTAACGCCCTTGGCCTCGTTGCAGGTGGTGGAGTTGCCGCAGGTGGCGTACTCGGGATAATCGAATGGCTCAAAGGGCGTAAAATCAGCTCCATTGTCGTCGATGAACAAAAAGATACAGCAGAAATCGAAGTGGATGGTGAGAAGGTTAAATGCAGTAACGACATTCAAAAATTAATAACCAGTCCAATCATCCGAAAAGAACTGGATAAATTAATCTATAAACCCCTGCAGACTGAAAAACCATCCACGTTCTCAGTTTCACAGCAGAAGCATAAGGTAGTCAGGGTGACGCAAGCTGAAGCAGTAAGTTTTAAAACTGCAAAATCCACCTTTGTCGAGAAAACGCACGTAACGACACGCCAAGCTAATGTACATTTTGCTAATGTTCGATTCAAGCAAGGCAAAAGCTGGGATATCATCCTGCCAAATGGCGAAGAAGTTAGTGCATCTATGAAAGATGAGGCTTTTCTTGAACGGGTTGAACACAACCAAGCAGCATTCTGTAAGGGTGATCTTTTTGTTGTAGAACTGACAGAAACAACAAAAGAAACAAATGGCGCGCTGTCTAAACCACGCTATAGTATTACTAAGGTTATACGCCACAGAGCGGCGGCAGATAGGAAACTACTTTAAATCATGTCAATCCTAAGCATTATGCTTTACATCACTGTATTCATGGCTGTCGCAGCGACGGTCAGATATGCTGTGCTTAGGTTCTTGGTTTGGGTAAAGCCGAATGCGTATATTGAACTAACCTACACCGATCCTGAAGGCAGAACCGCTAAAAGGAAAGTCAGCGTTAGAAACGAAAATGACGCAGAAGAGTTGGCGCTACTGCTACGCGAACTCAAAACTCGCAACGAAGCAAGTGCAGGAAGGTGAATGGCGAACACTAAATCCTACCTGGCAATGCAGGCATGGTTTACCACCCTTATCACTGCGGGATTGAATTTCCTTTTTGACTGGCTTCCTCAATTAGCCTTCTTCAAATCATTGGCGCCTGGAGCTGCTGTCGGCTTATCTCATGTGGTAATTCTTCTTATCGCTTACATAGGTTTGCCTACGCTTAATGATGTAAGAATGAAAAGGGAAATAAAAACGGCCAGAAAATTCATCACGAACTGCCTGGCCAACCCTAACCTAACACCAGACCAAATTGCGCACTACAACCAATGTCTTATCGATCTAGACAATAAGCTATTAAAAAACATAAATATTCGTATTGATGCTTTATCTGACGCCGAATCGAAAGCTCAAGCAAACGAGTAGTAACAGTCATAACTTATGATAGAATCAAGCATATACATCCATCAATAAAGCCTAATGCAGTTTGCAGCTCCTTTCTTATAGTTCCATCTGAGCACCTGCGTTTCTTCGCGATTGAGCGTAGAGAAACACCAATAACAAAGTGAGCTATGAGCAGCTCATATTCCTCTGGTTTATACTTTCGCAACCGAGCCACACAACCGTCTATCATGATGCCTTCATCATCATCACACTGGAGACGTGACTTTTTGCCATGTGGCAAAAGCCCCTTGAAGCCCGCTGCTATCGGTTGCCAATCGACACCGCTATTTTCTGCTGCAGCCCATGCCCCCCAGCGATCTAAAACCTCATACATATCACGCCCCATTACCATCGCCTCTGATTTCGCAAATCTTCACGCCCAGCCGCCCACCAGGAACGAGCTGACCGCGCACAATATTGATTTCATCAAACTGCTCGTCGTCTATAAGTAGTCCGGCATGCGTCAGCGCATCCAGTGGTGCCTTCAGGATATTGTCCAGGTCGCGGCGGCGCTTATCCGGTGGCTCTGCAATCACCTTTATCGCCAGCCTTCCGGACAGGTTTAATTTCAGCCGCTGCTGGCGAACAATAAGCGCCACATCACGGCGATAACGCTCACCGGCTTTTGATACAAAATATGTGCTGCCACGACGTCGCCAGTAAGTGTTCACCGTTGGCGGGTAAGGCAAAACAAATTCTATGCGTTCAGTCATTCATGCTTTCCACTTCAGGACACCCGAATTTCTCGCGTGCATTAAAAAACGAATCAGCAACAACAGCTGGCTGCCGTGTTTTTCTTCAAAATCTTTTACCCCGGCGTGTAGTTCGCTATGGCATTTACGGCACAGCGGAATAACAAACAAATCATCAGCCTTTGTTCCCATCCCTCCCAGTCCATGACCAATGATGTGATGCGGATCATCTGCCTGATTGCCACACGTCATGCATTTCTGCGTTTTTACCCAGCGCGTGTATACGGGCATCTCTTCCCGTTGTGGTTTCTGGCGCTGGAGATACTGAGCCGGTGACTCCGGATCAACGGCAATGCTGACCACCGTCTTTTCCTGTGGCGGGTTTTGCTGGTGGGCGTGAGGCAGTAGCGCAATACTTTTTGTGCGCTGTTTCAGGATGCTGGTGGCTGTCTGCTCTCCCGGTATGATGTCGCTTTCGCGGTACACCGAGCGGATTTTTTCCGCGCGTAATCCCAGCGAACGACGTAATACCGTCTCCGGTAGTGCGTCCGCTACGTTATTTATGGTTGCCCACCAGGATAATTCAGCCAGCGATAATTCCCGCTCCTGCGTGCCATTCATTGCATGGCGTATGACATCAATCATCCATGCTGACAGGTTTTGATGAGCAAGTTGCTCGAGTGATTCGGATGTCTGGTCACGCAGCTGGTTGTCGCAGTGCCAGCACAACACCATTGCGCCGGTACCATAACGGTGAATGACGGTTTCGCTGTGATGATAATCGCCGTGTGGCCACTGGCAGGATTTAATATGGCGCAACAGCCAGTCAGACAATGCACCAGCACCACCAGCAGCACGAATCACCCGCTCATCGCTGAAAAATGGCAGTAATGATTTATCCTCCGCCAGCGGCTGGCGAACGGCAGGAACGACCCCGGACGGCAGACCGCGCATGCTTTTTGGCTCCGGTTCAACCAGCACTCTGCCGTTATGGAATACCTGCATGGATTCACGACCTGGCTTAACGATAACCACCCCAAGTTCCGGCACCAGAACAGGTCGAAGTAATACCCGCACGTTACCTCCAGATGCGTTGCTGGAATGTGCGGGACGGACGCGGTGGGCGTTCGGAATAAGGGAGCCTGACAGAAATTATCCAGTGTCGGAAGTCAGGGCCGAGGTCTTTCTGAAAGTCGTACCCACGCCTGCGGTAGTTCTGAATCAGCCATTCGGCCTGTTCTTCAGTGCATGGGGCATGCTGGTACCAGTCATATTTGAATGTATGAGAACGCCGCCCGTGCCAGCTGGCAAGGTCGGTATCAGAATTGTGATGTTTGGTATTGTGCGCCATCGGTTTTCTCTGCTGGCGCAGCAGGTGCCAGTTGTTCAGGCTGGCCTGTAGATTGTAAACCAGGATGCTCAGAAAAAACAAAACCCGCCGAAGCGGGTTAAGTGCGGGTGCATTGAGGATGCCTGACACATCAGAGGTGGCGAGGGATTTCTCCCCCGCCAGGTCTCTTACTCCTCAGGTTCGTAAGCTGTGAAGACAGCGACCTCCGTCTGGCCGGTTCGGATTCGTACCTCGCAGAGGTCTTTCCTCGTTACCAGTGCCGTCACTATGACGGTTAAACAGATGACGATCAGGGCGATTAACATCGCCTTTCGCTGCTTCATAGCCTGCTTCTCCTTGACCTTTCGGTCCGTAAGAGGCTAATCTCTATGTGTCGCATAGATATGGCCTCAGATTAATGTTAAGCGTCTTGCAGGACGCGTAATGTTAACTGGGGCTTTTCTCTATCTGCCTTTTGGTGTTCATGCCTGAGACAGATAGCCTCAAGCACCCGCAGCAATTCTACTTAACTCCTGCTACCTCGCCAATATGAAATCAATCAGAAAGGTGATCCATAAAATCACTCCTTCTCTTCTTTACCGTAGTGGAGTTGACCAATTTTGATAAGAGGGCGTCCCTGAGATTTGCGGTGTAGATTGGTATCGCGCAGAGAATACACACAGCCACAATATTCCTGCTGATAGAATTTTTCGCGCTTGCTGATTTCAATCATACGGGACGAGCCGCCCTGCTTGCGCCAGTTATAATCCCAGTACACCATTCCCGGATAATGCGCGACGGCTCGCCGCCCACAGTCGTTAACCTGCTGCATATTTTTCCAGCGTGAAATGCCCAGCGAACTGCTGATCACACTGAAACCATTTTCAGCAGCGTACAACGCTGTCCGCTCAAAACGCATGTCAAAACACATGGTACAACGGATCCCCCTCTCGGGCTCCCATTCCATTCCTTTGGCACGTTCAAACCAGTTGTCTGTGTCGTAATCAGCATCGATAAACTGCACGCCGTGTTGTTCAGCAAAGCGAATATTCTCATCCTTACGAATTAAATACTCTTTCTGAGGATGAATGTTCGGGTTGTAGAAAAAGATGGTGTAGTCGATTCCCGAGGCCTGAAGCGCCTCCATCACTTCACCGGAACATGGAGCACAGCAAGAGTGCAGTAGTAGTTTGTTTGCCCCGTTTGGGAGCTCCAATTTAGGCCGTTTGAAATCAGCAACTGTCATAAACGTATTTATTGTGGTCATGAAAATATCAAATAGTCTAGCATTAGAACGGGACTATCGGAAACAAATGTGTGACTGCTTCCCGCCCTTTCGGGCGGCCTACTGATGTTCTGAGGGTGCAGAAATCCCTCAGGTTAAGGATTAAAATTATTTACAGTGCTAAATTTAATTATTCAGTTCTGTTTTTTTCGCCCTGCGTATCCGCGCTTTCGCGTTACGCTCAATCTGAATTAACTTTTCTATATTTTTCCGTCTTTCCCGTTCCTCCTGACGCAATTGTTTTACACCATCTGCCAGTCTGGTTTCTCTTTTCGCCACAGAGAGCATCCAGTCAAATGGCTCCACAACTGCACCGCAGATTTTACAGCGGACCTGACGCTCTTTTTCGTCAACCCGGACAGAAGCGTGATGGCAGCATGGTCTTTCCGATGGCTCATAAAGAAAATTAACCTGATTACGTGGGTCATCCTCTTTTACCGGAAATAAAACAATATTACTTAACTCATCTTCTGGTTTTATTTCCATGCTCCTCTCCTTTGATGCGAATGCCAGCGGTAATTGAAGCCTGATAGCTAATTTCACTCACAGTACCTCCTCCTCAAAATTCCCCTGATAAAACGCCAGCACTCGCTGCATAACCTCACTCTTCCGGCACTCGCGACAGATTATGTTCTGTCGTCTGTTGTAACGACGTATTTCTCCGTCTGGTAATGAATAAACCAAGTCCGGGTCGCTCTTTTTTTTCACTGCTGCTTTCGACATCTTTTTGCGGGCCTTTATCCAGTCCTTACGAGCCTGTTCAGACGGGAATAACCCGTAGCCAGAGTTGTATACATCACCACTGGCAACCAGCTCTCTGGCGAGAACGCTCATCAGGTATCTTGTCGCCCCTGTTTTAGCTTCCAGTTGCCGTAACGTCTCGCGCCCACTCTGGCGCACGAGTTCAATAACCTGCCCTTTAATTTTTTCCCGCTCTTCTGGTGTAAATACTTTTGCCACAGGTGCCTCCGGCAATCACTTTTCCGATGCAACATGGCGGGAAGAATCAGTAATCTGTCGTACAATATCCCGGTGCTTGTTCAGCTCCCGCAGCGCGGCGCAGACTCGCTCCCACTTCTGGACATGATTTTTCGCCCGACGCAGTTCGCGGTTTGCCATATGCAGCGATGGTAAAACCAGGTCATCCGCTCGCGTTTCAGTAAACGATGGCAGCGACTGCACAATGTCCGCCACAGTCTCTGTTTTAATATCTTCCTGTGTTGCAGCTTCCTGTACTGGTAACGCAACGCATGCAGGCTGAGGAAAGGCTTTACCATCAGTTTCCGCTACCGATGCTGCTTTCGGCTCTGCTGGTAAATTATCGCCCGGCATACAGTAACGAAATTTACCGTCCTGATTAGCACGAATCAGACGGCCTTTGCTGATTGCCATTGCCAGCGTTGAAGCCACTTTGCGTGATGTGGTACCAAACAATGTAGCCAGCTCATCAGCCGTTTGTGGTCCGCGTTGTTCAATCGTCGCGGTTAAATCGCACTCTGAGATTTTCGCTACTGTCGCCGTGGAGGTTTCTTCCGGCTGTTCTTCTGGCGCTGGCTGTTCCTGCTGAACGTTGTTATCAGCCACACGCCAGGTGTACGCGCTTTTATCAACGAAACCAGCCTTTTTCAGTTCCCATAGTTCGTTCAGCACTTCTTCACGACTGATATCAAGTCGCTCAGCCAGTTCTACCGACGTAGCTTTTCCCATCGCTTTCAGTGCGTCAAAAACGGTCTCCATTAAAATTTCCTCCCGGTAAAAATTACTTCTCAACTCAAACAAACCCAGCCGCTTTCCGGCGTTCATATTCCTGTTTCAGTAACTCAATTGGCGTTGGTCCCGACGGGCGTTTGGGTGCCGCCAGTTGTCGCCGGACTGGCGGAACGCTCAGGCCGTTACTAACATGCTTTGCCCATTTCGTCAGCTGCCGTTCTGCAAGCCGTTTTAATTCCCCTTCGGTCATCTGGCGCTCAATCCCCTTTGAACGCATCTCGAGGCAAATGTGATACAGCACAGGCTGAGTCCATGGGTATTTATCGCTTCCGTCGTATCGCCAGGACTCATTGCGCCAGCGACGGTACTCCTCCATCACAGCATCCACCGTCAGACCAAATGGATTTGCCCCACTCTCCGAAATCAGTGCCACAAACTCAGCCAGGTCCGGAGGCCATGTTTCACCCGCCCGGCAGCGGTCCATGCACTGGCGGCAGACCTGTCGGATTTGCTGCTCAGTCATCGCGCCAATCTGTGCAATCCAGAGCTTCGAAGGTGCGGCCCCGTTCTTCTGGGTCCAGCGGTTCGAATAAACCTCCCCCATGAGTTCCCACAGCTTCCAGGCCGTTTCCGTCGCTGATAAATCCGTTTTCACGTTCCCACTGCTCACGTGCTGCCCGAATTTCCTGAACTGCCCGTGATGCGGTGCCACCTGGTGCTGCTGCATGGTTTACCCCCTTGCTGACTGGTTTAGCCTGCGCCCTGACGTGATTTACGTGACGGGCGAATTTCTGCTCCCACTGAACCTGCGTGAACACTTTGCCCTCCGCTGCCCAGTAGTCCCGGAAGGCGGAAAGTTCAGCTGGTGTAAATTCCGGCTCAGGAAGAGCCACGCCCCACAGCGCAGCCCGTCGTCGAAAATCCGGCGACGGATGCCAGCCATCGGTCATCGGAAATTTCCCGATGGGTTCGCTCAGGCCTTCCAGGTAATCAGGTTCCGCTGTTTGCAACGGCACGCCATTTGCCTCACTGGCAGGAGCACTCTCTCGCACGCGCGCGTTATGTGTGGGGTTTAATTCTTTATCTGTATCTTTATCTGTCGTGACTCGTCGTGACATGTCGTGACAGATGCGTGACTCGTCGCGCGCCCCCTCATTCTGTTTTCGTAATTTTTCCCTCTCGCGCTGCGCTCTCTTGCGCTCTGCCGGGGATTTCGCGGTTTGTGAAACGTTGCCATTGTCCTCTTTCAGTACCTGGCGTTTTTCCCATCCACTGATCAAATCTCCATCAAGTACCCGTCCCTGCATTGCCTGTAAAATTGAATCAATTACTTCTTCCGTCACATCAAGCGCACTTGCTAAATCTTCCGCCGTGACATCAATGTGACCACGTAGTGACACACCGTGACATGTCGTGACATTTCGTGACGCACTCACCAGAAGGTGGATATACACAGCCATCACTGTTGCGATTGGCTGTCCTGACAACCTGGAAATTGTTCGCCACTTAGGATCGTTTGGCATGTCATGCCATAATCTGAGCCAGGCGTTAGCCATACTCACCTCTTTTGATACCGAATCTTTTTACTCACAAATTGCCGGAAGTGATCCGGTATGAATATTGCGAGTCAATGCACAGCCACAATATTTCCCGCAGGGCCACCACGATTCATCTGGTTGAAACCAGCGATCGCCACTGCGACAAAATCATCAGCGTCTCTCACCAGCCGTTCCCGCGTCTCCACCAGCTCCCGAAACCAGGCTGAACTGTGGCTGCGCATTCGGGCCACCAGCAGAGGTGGCATTGCTTTTTCGATAGCTGGTAACAACGCCTGAATTTTTTTAACCGCATCAGGGGTGTCTTTCTCTACCCAGCGGAAAATTTTCTGAGTATTGCGAGCCAGGGCTTCCGGATGGCTGTCGTTATACAGTTCCGGGAACGTCATTCCCAGCTCGAAATACGCTTTGGTAATTTTCGCAGCCGGAACTTTTTCACCGTCCGGATGCGCCCAGGCATTCATCGCCATGCGGATGTGTTCATGCTTGATTTTCATGAATCAACTCCATCAGATAAGCATGCACTACAATCACCTTCAGCATGAACTACATGTGTTTGCCCCAAACGAATGCCGCTCGCATACTCAGGCCAAATAAGCTCCCAATCATGGGGTCGTAGCTCCGCCCTACTTACTTGGCCTTCCGTCGCAGATTCGATCATAAGGGCGCGTGTTGGAGATATAGCTGCTCGTCCAGACGCCATTTGCGATAAGTAAGATGGCGATACACCAAGTCTGGCTGCGAATTTCTTAGCATCACCAACCCTCAATGATTTAATAAACTCTTTTAATGTCATACCTTCCTCGGTTTAGTGTTTTTTTTGAGAGTTTAGTGTTTAATAAACCATTAAGTCAAGTATTTGCTTGTTTAGTGATTACTAAAGATAATTACCACATGCAAAAAAAAGAAATTCGCCGTTTACGTCTCAAGGAGTGGTTTAAAGATAAAACTCTGCCACCCAAAGAGAAGAGCTACCTATCTCAACTAATGAGTGGGAGAGCCTCGTTTGGAGAAAAGGCTGCCAGAAGAATAGAGCAAACATACGGGATGCCGGAAGGGTATCTGGATGCGGAATACGCAGAACAACCGGAGGTTTCTCCACCACATGCAGGGTTAACGTCTAATCAACTGGAATTATTGCAGATTTTTTCAGCCTTCCCTGAGGATGAGCAACGCCAGATAATCAGCGAGTTAAAGCAGAAAAAAGAATCAATGGAAGATCTCATAGCGAGATGGATTGCGGCGCAAAAATGCCGCCGCGCCTGAGTTATAAAACCGGAGGAAACATGAATAGAGCCCTTTCACCAATGGTTTCTGAATTTGAAACCATTGAACAAGAAAACAGTTACAACGAATGGCTGCGTGCAAAAGTAGCAACGAGCCTTGCAGATCCACGCCCAGCAATTCCCCATGACGAAGTTGAGCGCAGAATGGCAGAACGCTTTGCTAAAATGCGCAAGGAACGGAGCAAGCAGTAAAATGTTACCCGTGTTATGGCTTGAAAGCGCAGATACCGACCTAGATGATATAACTAGTTATATTGCTCGTTTCGACATAGATGCGGCTGAACGCTTATGGCAGCGATTAAGGGGTTGTGTGCTGCCGTTATCCGAACATCCGTATTTATACCCACCAAGCGACAGAGTACCTGGCTTGCGTGAGATTGTAGCCCACCCTAACTATATAATTCTATACCGCGTAACAACATCAAGCGTTGAAGTAGTAAACGTGATCCACGCAAGACGCCAGTTTCCCTAACTTTCACTACCAATAGAAACATAACAACCGCAACGACTTTATCAAAAGCGTTGTGTTTGTTACGCCCTGCGGTTTAGTTTTTACTTGACTTAAGTTTAATGTTTATTAAACTAAAAATATCAACCCACCCCGCCCCACATAATGCAGGGCAATACTTCGAGTTACCAGGCAGTGGTCAGGGGTTAAGTAGCCAGCCCGAGGCGTAAGAACATGACGGCAGGGTTCAACTTTAATAACTATGCAGCAGGTTTTTGTTCCGCTACCCCGGCGTTAAGGGGAAATGAGGTCAGCATGGATACTATCGATCTTGGCAACAGCGAATCTCTGGTATGTGGCGTGTTCCCCAACCAGGACGGTACGTTCACCGCGATGACGTATACCAAAAGCAAAACGTTTAAAACCGAAAATGGTGCCCGTCGCTGGCTGGAAAGAAACTCAGGTGAGTGATATGGATTTCGACACAATCATGGAAAAGGCTTACGAAGAATACTTCGAAGGTCTTGCCGAAGGCGAAGAAGCTCTCAGCTTCAACGAATTTAAACAGGCGCTTTCCAGTTCCGCAAAATCTAACGGCTGATAAGCGAAACAGCACCGCGAGGAATCAGTATGCAGAAACGAGAACCCGTCATCATCGCACAAGACTATACCGATGATGAACTTTATGAGTGGATGCGCCAGAAAATTAATGCAGCGCAGGATCTGAAATGGGCCAATGAAGCCAGGGCTAAGCAGGCTGAAAATCTGTCCGCTCTGGAGCAGGATATCACCAGGCTGGAAAAAGCAGCGGCATTAAGCATTGCCAGAATGATTACATACCCACGTTAATAGCTAACCAACGAGGCTAATAATGGAATTTAAAGATTTACCAATGCAATTCCAGGAAATGGCAGCGAATATAGTTCGTTCCCAACTGGCGACTCTTGACCTGAGTACCGTAGAAAAAGAAACCATCTATACTATATCCGGTAACGTGCGTCGTGCCTTTATCGGTCTGTACGAAGAGAAGCAGCTCTCTGATAACCAGGATTTACATAAAAAATACTTCCTGGATCTAATGGACATCATTGATAAGGGGTTTGGCTTGTTAATGAAAAAGAAAGGGATTCGAATAGACCCCCTTGAAAATTACTTTGCAACAAAAAGCGTTAACTCCTGTGATTTAAAGCATCCCGCCACAGACGGGAGTGTTACAGTTAGCCATGAGATTTCGATTAATCATTAAAATCAATAGCTATTTCAATAAGTGATGCCATCTCGTTGCATTTTGTTGAATTCATCTTACGTAATGAGTCACAAATATCTGATGGTTGTGATGCTGCTGGCAACTTAGCAACAAGTAGCATAATTGCTGTTTTTATAGCAGTGAGTTCATCCGCAAGTCCGGCAGGAGAAACATCGTGGTTAAACTGGATATTTACATTTTTACTAGTCATTTCACCATCCTGAGGGTTGGTACTTAAGGAGTTCTCCACGGGTGAGGTGGAGTGCGTGCGCCGGACACGGGTGAGCATCCGGTACTGACAGTTTACTGAAAGGATATTTCTCTGAAAAGTCAGAGCATAACGCGAAAGCGCACGGCGAGGTTGCTGGTTCATAGATAGCCTGTCGTTAAATTTTCGTCGACCGTGCGCTTCCGGTTGTGGCAATCCGCGAAATGGCGCGGCGGTAAGTATGGCGGGGTTATTCCTTCCCCGTTGAGGACACCGGGTTGTCAGGTTGACCATACGCTTAAGTGACAACCCCGCTGCAACGCCCTCTGTTATCAATTTTCTGGTGGCGTTTAGCGGTATCAGTTTTACTCCGTGACTGCTCTGCCGCCCTTTTTAAAGTGAATTTTGTGATGCGGTGAATGCGGCTAAGCGCACGCGGAACAGTTAAAACCAAAAACAGTGTTATGGGTGGATTCTCTGTATCCGGCGTTAATTGTTAACTGGTTAACGTCACCTGGAGGCACCAGGCACCGCATCACAAAATTCATTGTTGAGGACGCGATAATGGAAACGTTATTACCAAACGTTAATACGTCTGAAGGTTGTTTTGAAATTGGTGTCACTATCAGTAACCCTGTATTTACTGAAGATGCCATTAACAAGAGAAAACACGAACGGGAGTTATTAAATAAAATATGCATTGTTTCAATGCTGGCCCGTTTACGCCTGATGCAAAAAGGACGCTGGCAATGAAGACTGCTGTTGCCCTCACTCTGACTGTTTTTCTTAATACTGGCGAACCTGTTGATGTGGTTACTGGTATATATGGTTCAATGAAAGAATGTATGGCTGCCGCAGCAGAACAGAAAATTCCTGGTAACTGTTATCTGGTCGAGAAAGTTATTCGCATGGATAATAACGAAATCCCGGCAGGATTAAAAACAGCGCCGTAATTAATATCCAGTTTCATTTTTATATGCCAGCAATGGCAGGGATTTGTTCACCCTTAAATCTGTAATGAGGTAAAACAAAATGAGTAAAGTCTTTATTTGCGCTGCCATTCCGGACGAACAGGCAATAAAGGAAGAAGGTGCAGTTGCTGTAGCCACTGCCATTGAAGCCGGTGACGAACGCCGCGCCCGTGCCAAATTTACCTGGCAATTCCTGGAGCAATATCCGGCTGCTCAGGACTGCGCTTATAAATTTCTTGTTTGCGAGGATAAACCCGGTATACCCCGCCCTGCCCTCGATTCCTGGGATGCTGAATATATGCAGGAAAACCGCTGGGATGAGGAGTCTGCTTCCTTTGTCCCGGTTGAGACTGAATCAGATCCGATGAACGTCACTTTTGACAAGCTGGCCCCTGAAGTACAGAACGCTGTCATGGTTAAGTTCGACACATGTGAAAACATCACCGTTGATATGGTGATTAGCGCGCAGGAATTGTTGCAGGAAGACATGGCAACATTCGACGGACATATCGTTGAAGCGTTGATGAAAATGCCAGAAGTTAACGCCATGTATCCAGAACTTAAGTTGCATGCCATCGGGTGGGTTAAGCATAAATGTAAGCCTGGAGCTAAATGGCCCGAAATTCAGGCAGAGATGCGCATCTGGAAAAAACGTCGCGAAGGTGAACGCAAGGAAACCGGAAAATACACGTCTGCTGTTGATCTCGCCCGCGCCAGAGTCAACCGACAGCACACTGAAAACTCAGCAGAAAATATCTCCCCTGTCACTGCAGTCATTCATCGCGAATACAAGCAGACATGGAAAACACTGGATGACGAACTGGCCTACGCTCTCTGGCCTGGTGATGTGGATGCCGGAAACATTGACGGCAGCATCCATCGCTGGGCAAAAAATGAAGTTATCGACAACGACCGCGAAGACTGGAAGCGTATCTCGGCATCGATGCGCAAACAGCCTGATGCCCTTCGCTACGACCGCCAGACTATTTTTGGCCTTGTCCGTGGACGTCCGATCGACATTCACAAAGATCCTGTGGCACTGAACAAATACATTACTGAATACCTGACTACAAAGGGCGTGTTTGAAGATGAAGGAACAAATCAGAGCGCAACTGATACTCTCTCGTCGCCAGTACCAGAAACTGATGCAGTGGAAACGGCAATTCCGGACAACGAAAAAACCGAATGCAAAGTGGAAGTCGAACCATCTGTAGAGCGTGAGGGGCCGTTCTACTTCCTCTTCACCGACAAGGATGGCGAAAAATACGGTCGCGCAAACAAACTTTCTGGTCTGGATAAGGCACTGGCTGCAGGGGCTACTGAAATCACGAAAGAAGAATATTTCGCCCGCAAAAACGGTACATACTCAGGTTCACAACAAAATACTGGTGCATCTGACACGACCGCACAGCCAGAACCGGTAAAAGTTACCGCTGACGAAGTAAACAAAATTATGCAGGCAGCCAATATCAGCCAGCCTGACGCCGATGAACTGCTTGCAGTATCACGTGGTGAATTTGTTGAAGGGATTAGCGACCCGAATGATCCGAAATGGGTTAAGGGGATCCAGACCCGCGATTCTGCGAACCAGAACCAGCAAGAAACGGAACAGAACGACCAGAAAGCGGAACAAAACAGCCAAAATACGCAACAAAACGAGCCAGAAACGAAACAACCTGAACCAGTAGTGCAACAGGAACCGGAAAAGATCTGCACCGCCTGCGGTCAGAGCGGTGGCGGCAACTGCCCTGATTGTGGTGCGGTGATGGGTGACGCAACATACCAGGAAATATTCGATGGAGAGAATCAGCCTGAAGTTCAGGAAAATGATCCGGAGGAAATGGAAGGCACTGCGCATCAGCACAAGGAGAACACTGGCGGCAATCAGCATCATGCCAGCGATAGTGAAACTGGCGAGGCGTCAGATCCCTTAATTAAGGCGAACGGTCATCATAATCTCACATCCACCAGCAGAGCGGGGATTCATCTGATGATCGACCTTGAAACCATGGGAAAAAATCCCGATGCCCCGATTATCTCAATAGGTGCAATATTTTTCGATCCGCAAACCGGAGATATGGGACCGGAATTTAGTAAGACTATCGATCTGGAAACTGCTGGCGGAGTCATTGATCGGGACACCATTAAATGGTGGCTTAAACAATCACGCGAAGCGCAATCTGCCATTATGACCGATGAAATCCCGTTAGATGATGCACTGTTACAATTGCGGGAATTTATCGACGAAAACTCCGGTGAATTTTTTGTTCAGGTCTGGGGAAATGGAGCCAACTTCGACAACACTATTTTGCGCCGTTCATACGAGCGGCAGGGGATCCCCTGCCCGTGGCGTTACTACAACGATCGCGATGTACGCACAATCGTTGAGCTGGGGAAAGCCATAGACTTCGATGCCAGAACTGCTATCCCATTCGAAGGTGAGCGCCATAATGCACTTGATGACGCTCGTTACCAGGCAAAATACGTTTCAGCTATCTGGCAAAAACTGATCCCGAGTCAGGCTGATTTTTAATGTTCAACCGTCGCCAGTTGTCGTTGGTATTCTGCAACTGGCGCGTTCCGGAGTGATAGCCATGAGCGAACAGTACCTGATAACGCTCGACGAGTGGAAACCAAAACGGTTCAGTCTCCCAATAACAAACACTACCCTGGTGAAATACGGAAAACTAGGATACATCGTTCCAAGACCACAAAAAATTCGTGGGCGTTGGCTGATAGATCGCCGGGCAGTATTTGTTGGACCTGGTGAAACGGGAATTGCGCCGGAAATTCATACTGGCGATGATGATGCACTGAAGGAGATTTTAACTCATGTCACCGAGGCCACGAAAAAACAGCACTGACGTAACCGGTCTTTACGAAAAGTTTGATCGCAGAACTGGCAGGGTTTACTACCAGTATAAAAACCCTGTGACTGGAAAATTTCACGGTCTCGGAACAGACAAAGGCAAAGCAGAAAAAATCGCTTCCACAGCCAATCAGCGAATAGCTGCAGCAGAAGCTGAATATTTCATGCGCAAAATTGATGAAAGTCCGTCAGCAACAAAACGTCGGGGCATCAGATTAAAGGCATGGGTTGATCGATATCTGAAAATACAGGACGCGCGACTGAAAAATGGAGATATTGCAGCTACAACTCACAAAGAAAAAACTCGAATGGCTGCATACCTGGTTTCCCGTCTGGGAAACCACCCATTGAAAGAACTGGAAGTAAGAGACTTTGCATTAATACTGGATGAGTGGCTGGATAAAGACATGGTCAGCACAGCGAGAGTAAATCGTGGATTATGGGTTGATATTTATAAAGAAGCACAGCATGCAGGGGAAGTTCCTCCTGGATGGAATCCTCCGGAGGCTACCCGTAAACCGATCCCTAAAGTAACCAGAGCCAGGCTCACCATGGAAGACTGGCAAAAAATTTACAATGCAACGCCTGAAAAACACTTTATCCGTAACGCAATGCTTCTTGCGATTGTTACTGGTCAGCGCCGTGATGACATTTGCCACATGCGTTTTTCAGATGTGTGGAACGAACACTTGCATATCACCCAGGGAAAAACCGGAATGCGTCTGGCGTTACCGCTTACACTACGCTGTGATGCCATTGGGATAACGTTAAAAGAAGTTATTGATGGGTGCCGAGACAGAATATTAAGTCCATATCTAATCCATAGTCGGCACCAGAAACAACCGAAGCCGATGAGTAAAGACAACCTGAGCGACTACTTTGCCAAAGCACGGGATCTGGCTGGGATAATTCCACCAGCAGGAAAAACTCCGCCAACATTTCATGAACAACGCTCTCTATCAGAACGGCTGTACCGTGCACAGGGTATCGATACAAAAACATTACTAGGGCATAAAGTCCAGGCAACCACCGATCGCTATAACGATACTCGAGGTCAGGAATGGGTTAAGTTGGTTATTTGACAAACACCATATGGAATATCCGTCACCATCTCAGGAAAAAAGTGTTGTAAAATGCGTGGCCTAGTTTTGGGGAAACGTTTTGGAGAGATTTTGGAGAAAGGAAAAATTGAATAAATTCAAAATCCTGAAAGTGTCCCGCCTTATGAATAAGAAGGTGAGCGAATTAGATGATTAATCCTTTATATTCAATGCATTAAGTTTGTTTTTGAGTGGTTTTGCCGTTTAATGTAACGGCGTTATAGATCCTATCAAAATCAATCAATTCCGTTCTGGTTTTGGAGAAAG